GGTTAGAGGCAAGGTAGACGATTTGCTCTGGAAATATAGATCAATCTTACTGATAAAGATGCCGCCTGGCTGACGGACATAGAATGATTGTGCAAGCGGATCACCCCTGGCGCCGCCGCCCTGAACAAGTCCAGCGGCTTCGGCTGCACCCAGAAGCCATCTGTTACCGAACGATTCGATATTGTCAGGGGCGCGGACTGGGAAGGTATTGTCTACGATCCGCTGGACATTTGTAACCGCAGTCACATTGGTTACATTCGTTACCGTCGCTGGCGGAGTACGCCCAACAAATCTCTCACCAGAAGTTGTGACCACAGAAACATCGGAAGTTGTTCTTGTGTCGCCAACGCTATTTATGGTTACGTTAGGTGTTCTGGTCGAAATAATCGTATTTTCTGTGGTCTGGAGTAATCCAGTGGCATTATAATTGGCAGATGCCGCAGACGAAACGTCTGTGGTAACGTTTGTTATACTATCCGTGAATTTGAGAACTTTCAGTCCAGTACGGAATCGAAGTGTGGTATCATTGGGAATACGGAATACAGCAAGGAGACTACCAGTTGAATCGGTTGTCATTGCTGAACCATAAGACGGTGCTCTTAGATTAGCTGCCGTAAATGCCGAAACTTCCGCACAATATGCGTTTACGTCTTCACCATCAAAGAAAGCGTATACTCGGGCATTAGGCTTCATGCCGTCAATAGTAACTTCAATCAAGCGGGAGCGCATGAACGGTACCACCGAAACATCAACCACTTTCGGACCGATACTCTGTGTTTGTGTACCGGGGCGAACGTTAAGCTGGATGCCTGTTCGGGACTGTCTTTGCGTTGTCGTGGTTGTTCTCGTGGTCTCTGTTCTACCGAAGATAGACCCCTGACCTGAACCGCCAAACGTGATACGATTGATACCGACATCGGCTGTTTCAGATGAGGTACTTGATCCCGTCCAGTTGGTTTGCCAGTCATTCCACTGGGTGCCCCATGCGTTTGAGAGTTGCTCCCATGCGTCCATGTTGCCATCGAAATTGACTTGGACATCTGGCTTCTGTGTCGTATCTGTCCAGCTATCTTGATCTGGATCCAGCGTCATTGTACCGATCCAGTTAAATTGTAGTTCGCCAGTTGCGTTTCGCGTCTTAGAAGCAAACGGCTGATGGACAAATACTGAATGGACATATGGAAGGGTTAGCAGATCGCCATTCGTTGGTGTTTCAGTTGCGGTTACGGTGCCGGTAGCACCAGAGGTTGCGCCTGTAACCGTCGTTGACGTTGCCCAGTTTAGGGTCGTCTGCTCGACAAACATCATATCCACATTGTCATGAACCAGAACGCCAGTGGCTGTCTCTGATCCCAGGGTACCCTGATAAACCGTTTCACCAAGTGTGAACGTGCCCAAAAGGGCCGTATATGTCAATTTGATATCGTTGGGCTGTCTTACGATATTAGTTGAATTAGAACTATCATAATCTAGCTCAACGTTATTGAGGCTGAACTGAGGTCGGATTGATTGCTCTTTCTCATCAACGGCAATGGCATAATCGACATTGGTTACATCTCCAACACCATGACCCGTGAACGAGTCCACGAACATACCGTTTTTGAAACGGTCAACGCCTGATCCGTCAAGGATTTGAAGCTCCCCGGTGTCTTTCTCAAGGAGTGACAGTGAGGTATAATATTCAAGGTTATTGATTCGCTGTTCAAGAACCGAAATATCTTTCATCGTGAAACGTCGGTTATCCATCTGCTTGATGGTTGAGGACAATTCAGTACGGCCAATATCTCTTGCGACATTAGGTGCGAGAGAAGGAAACGGCGGAATGGTAACAACGGCGAGAGACATACCAGAATCGATATCTTCAGGCGTTCTTGGCACAAGCGCGGGAACACCCTTCAAAATCTTAAACTGTCCCTCAAGGTCAAGAACGATTTTGTCCTTACGGCCGAGGTAATATTCAAGATCGTATGTCATATCCTCATTCGGCGGCACCATATGAACACCACCAGTAGGCACAACAAATGAGGCACTGTTAGCCGGATTTGAAGTAATACTACCCCATGCCGTCTGATCCGAAGCCACGTTTGTTCTAATAGGACGAATATCAACCGAATCTCTCAAGTCAAACTGTTCACCAGTTGTTGGTGAGGTAAAGATCGGAATTTCTTTAGTTGATATTGTGGTAGAACTTGTATTGGCATCATCAACAGGATAAGAGTCAACAGACAAATACCCAACACCAGATGATGAATTATGCGTAAAGTAGTCAAACTTCACAAGGATATGATCGCCCGAAGTAATAACCAAAGAAGAGGTTGATTTTAGTTCAAGAAGACCGTGATCGTAATAGTTATCCTTCTGACCAGTATTCAGGTCGAAGTGAGTAGTTACATCGGTACCCTCAGTAATTGCGGAGAAGGCTGATGATTTCTTTCTGACTTCTACAATGTTGAAGACATCGGACATACCCATGCCCCAAGGACCAACTGTATTGGCCGTATGAGAACTCGTATCAAACATAACAAAGCGGTCGGACTTCAAATCTTTGTCCAGTTGAGGACCGTTTGTGATTTTCAACTTGGCTTGGACTGAACCATCCACGCCAGCACTGAATGTATCTTGGAGATCGAAGTCGGCTGTTGTCGTGCCTGTGATATTGACTGTTCTAGAACCGTCTGTTCCTGTACCACCCATATCCATCACATAACCAGCTGGATAGAACTTAGTGTAGGTATTAGCGGCTGTCACGCCAGGCTGTGTCGTAATGACCATAGTATTGGCGTCGGTAACCGCAGAGACTGTCCATGGTCCAGAACCACCAATAGAAACCTGATCGCCTGCATCAAAGTCGTTAGTGAAATCGGTTGAGCCGATACCGTTAATCGTATTAGAAGCCGCTGTTATATCTGCGGTACCAGGCAAGGATGCTGTGGTTGCGTCTGCTTTCAATGTCACCACAAAGCCGTCTAGCTTTTGCGTGGCGTTTAGTAGGCCTGTTGAATACGGTAGAGTTTCGGTGCCGCTTGTTGTGATCGTAAACGTACCTGCCGCAATGATCGAAACATCCACATCCTTCAAGAACTGGAAATTGTTGTCGATAGCATCACCGGCGTCTTTAAGTTGTTTTACATAACTCTGTGGAATATGGAATACGCTCGTATTAAAGCCAGTCTCTTTCATAACAGCAACAGAGCTTTCAAGAACGCAATCGGCTACGGCATCGGAACCAGAGGCATTATTGAGATATACGGATCTAACGGATCCAAACGTGCCGCTTGTCATTTGAACGTCAAAGAGGTATAGCCGATATGTTGCCGAACGGGTACTGGGTGTGCCAGACTCATGAACTACGGCACGAATGAACGCTGTTCCGATTTCAGAACCAGGCGCCGCCGTATTTCCGTATGTTGAAAGCTGGACACCGTTTGCGGCAGTATCTCTTAGGGATACCTGTGCGAGATTACCCACATTCCAGACACCTGAGAACTCATCAACAATGACGTAATTTCCGTAGTTGGCTGGAATAGGCTGTGCATCAACCTCGATTGTGTCTGTGCCCTTATCAGCCGTTAGCCAATCGGTTATCAATGTTTCATATTCATAGCCGTGAACGTATGCCTTGCCAGGCTCAACGCCGATAGCTAGTTTGTTGCTATCACCACCGTTAGCCGTAGTCAGGTAACCCAGGTTTGTACCATCATCAAGATGCTCACGAACCCTGATAGGCATCGGATTGACCGTATAGTTGCCTGATTCGTCCATCGTGCGACGGGCAAACTCTTTTCTCAGTGAAGAATATTCGGTACGATCACCGCGAGCTTGAACCGTACCCTCGTTGATCTGCATCAACTCAAAGAAGTCGGAAAGATCATTGGTATTGAGGAGTTTCTTAGCAAGGGTTGCTACAATCTTCAATCGATCGGCACCAGGGGCTGCGAAGTTAAACGATCCCTGAGCTGGATCAAGCAAAGTTGCGTCGGTCGTGGAGTCAACAGTTGTCTCGGTAAGGGTATAGCCTACCTTATAGCTGGGAACATTGTTGTACTTGTCGAGAACCAGCGTTTGTGACGCCACTCTAATGAACATGCCTTTAGCATAAATGATACCAGCACCAATCGTCACGGCAGAACCAATACCTGTATGCGTGGTAGTGTCTACTGTGTTGGCGTTGAGACCAGAGGTACTTGTAAGGACTTCATCCGCGCTGAAAATCTGTGCGGTATTATTAGAGCCAGCAGCCAGATATTTGATGAATAGAGTATTATACTCAGGTGCACCAGCTTCGGTACCGTCTGCATAACCAATAACTTTGGCTGTCACGCCAGTGGTATTACCTGTTACAGTATTCGCCAAGAATAGAGATGGAGTAACGTCACCACCACCATGATTATCATCACGGAGTTGAACAAAGGTATAGTTTAGATCAAGTGATAATTCGCAACCTGCAACAATAGTGCCTTCTTTGAAGATATGATTACCATGCTTGGCCATCTGGTTTTGAAGATAAGTCTGGATTTGCGTAAGCTCTCGCGCTTGAACGGCATAACCCGGACGAAACAAAACCCGATGAAAATCCTTATCTTCATCAAAGTTATCGTAGTATGGATCCACATTGAAATCAGTGGTTAAAGTCATTCGTTATACCTTCTTGTATTCATCACAAGTATTTATACATGCCAACTTAGAAGCGGATGATAAGTTTAACATCTTCGATTTGATCGGAAGCTCTCGCAATTGGCGATCTGTGTTCCACATACATGATATCACCAGAGTTATTCAGGAGTAAGCCAGTATTAGCAATGGATACTGTACCAGTTGCTCCGCCTGTACCTGTAATAGTCTCGGCTACTGAGAATGTGCCATCTGTTTGCGTCAATTTCACAACGGTTGTGTTGGCTTCTACCACATAACCATTAGCTGTGGAAGTTCCGCCTGTTACGACTTCATCGGCACTGAATGATCCAGAAATGCCAGTGATCGTCAAATTCACCGTATGATCATATGTAGTCGCTGTGGCCGCTGAACCATTTGCGATCAGCGGATCACGGAGCAACCCGATCACACGGAAGTTATTGTCCGTTGTAAAGACATCTGATTCAGACTTATCGAACTTGGTATTAAGGACCACGTTATAAGACATCAACTCTTGCGCTGGATCAGAACCATGTCCACCAGGCGGTCCAACGTATGCTTGACCAGTGACACCAGAAACGCCATTACCAGTGAACGCAACGGTCGCGCGGGTATAGCCTGTACCACGATTAGAAACGGTAATAGCTGAAACGGTATTACCCGCTGCAACCACGTCTGCATAGGCTGTAGCGCCTGATCCGTCGCCAGTGATGGTGATGGTAGGCACGATATCGTAAGTCGAAGTGGCTGTCGGAGCAACGGCTAGATTAGAACTCAAAACAACGGTCTTTGATGATCCCGCATAAGTCGCAATAGCTTTATGACCACCAACGCCTGTGCCACCAGTAACAACAAGGGTACTTCCGTTGTAATAGTTGTCAGTTGAAGATGCCGCAGCGGCAATTACCATCTGTGTAGTATTAGCCACACTCTGGAATGTCCCGTTGTGAACTTTGTCATTCTGAGAACCAGCAGCGGTAATGCCGATTACGTCGATAGCGCCATTGACGGATGCTGCCTGAACGTCCCATTGAGTCGATCCATCATCGGACGATAGAGTAGAAATGGGCACATAACCAGAGGTCAAGAACTTAACAGCATCGGATGCCGCCATCGTAAGCATGTATTTCCAGAGATATCCATCACCCGGGTCAACAGCTACGGTTGTCGATACATGCGTTGGCTTTGTGGTTGATGCTGCGCCGCTGTTATTGAACAGGCATTTGTAGACCTTGTATTCGTCGGTCATCACAAAGAAATCTTCGGTATTCAGGTCAACCGAGTCGCTGTATTGGGTATAAACCGTACCAGTGGTCCAGTCATATCTGACGGAAGCTTTTGATACGTCTGCGGCTTGAACCCGCTTCATGTGCATCATGTCACGCCAATGCTCAAACTCCGTGTTTGCGGTAGCATCCACAGGAGTTGGCGGCGTGTTATCGTCAGCCCATGCTCTTGTTCGTCCAATAAACATGTATAGGTATGAAGGCGCTGCCTCACTCAATGCTTCAACGAATTGGTCGGCATTGTAGACCCTAAATTTTGATGTAACTATTGAAGCCATCGTTTCTTACCCATTTTCCGTTAATAGTTGTAGATTGTTCTGCGGACTTTCTTGAACTTGTGTTTTCTGTTGCCTGCTACTGATTTCAGTGTCCACACCATCAATCAAATGCATGTAAGCTTTGATGTTCTTGTTGGCGGTCTTATTCAATAGTCTAGCCATATCAGCCAGTTCTTCGTCTGTCAATTGTTCATATTTGTCCATTATCTTTTCCCTTACCAAGTAGCTATAGAGGCTCTAAGCCATGTATCGGTTGCCACACAAACGTAAATGTATGAAGTATCCCAAACAACAGTTCCAGCGGTACCAGTAGCCGATGCGGACGCTGGAGTACTCCCAACAACAAGCGAACCCACACCATCTTTTCGAGCAGCGGGTATTCCCCCTGCGGTTGATCCGTCATGAACTACCAAAGTATCCAACGTGGTATCCACGGTCACTTCGCCGATTGCGCCAGTAAAGGCAGCGTGTTCGACGGTAGTTCCTCTTCGGAATTTATTTTCTGTTGTTGTCATAAATGTCTCTTCTATGTGTATATATTTAT